CTTCCAATGAAGAGTTTTACCACATTACCCTCCTAGGGATTGTTCGACTGTTTCTTCTAGGAAGTCTTCAAAGGTCATTGATTGCTCTCTTGATGAACTTCATTGATTCTCTGTTGAGGTAACGAAAAAGAATGTGATATTTGAAGTGTTGCTCCAGATGTTGGAGAATTTGCGTAGTTTTTGCTGAGTTATTGTGTAGTTGTAGTGTGATGAATTTGCCATCGAGCATGTGTTTCGTGGCTTCGTCACGCCCTGTTCGCTTGTTGTAGTTGTCTTTTTCTGAGCATACTGCTAGTGCTACCTTGTACTTGTCGTCATCTTGTTTTTGGTATGCGATTGTTACGCCACCATGTGGTGTGGGAATGTCGCTATTCCATGGTTGATAGCGATGCATGCGGATGTGCATGAATTTCATGATGTATCTCTGGTTAAAAGGATAGACGGAGTCCGAGGGTGAAATTGCGAGTTGTGTTGATAATTTGTACTCCTATGTACATTTTGAGGAGGGTGGATCTGTACTCAGGAAGGAAATGAGCAGCTGATCCAATGATCAGACTTGAAATGATGAAATGTCTGTTTACTTGACCGAGTGAAGGATGATCAGGCAGTAGTGGGTTTAGTTCTCTGAATTGGTCTGGGTGTTTTGCGATGTATCGTGTTTGTCCCCAGTCAATGATGTGTAGTGTTGTGGCTATGCCGGCTAGCTGTTTTTGTTCTGTTGTCCATTCTTGACTGTGGCTTGTTTTGCAGAATACGAAGCCAAGAATGAAGAAGATGATGATGGCTAGCTTGTTCATACTGAGATGTTGGTGTTTGCTGGGATGTAGGTTGCACGTTCGATTACGTGCTGTTCTGCTTGTTTTTTTACATATTGTACTGCTTCTCTGTATGAGAGGTTGTCATATAGTTCTTCTACCCCTGTGTCGTACTTGATGATGAGAGTACCTGAGAACCAGTTCATAATAGTCTCCTATACTTTGTAGTTGTTGAAGATGGAGTCTCTGAGAAGATTGTAATTGTTGAAGTTTCTGTTGCCTGCGACAATGAGTTTCATTGTTTTTCCTGTATAGTTGTTAAGGAAGGACTCTAGTAGCCTGATGCAGACTATACCTCTGTCAGTAGGTGCTTGGTTATAAACTGAAACTGACATTTCAGTTTTTTATTCAAGACTTGCTTTAACACCTAGAGCCCTTTCTTAAAAAGGTGCCGGTTACGGGTCCGGCGTAATCGTATGATTACCGACCATTGAATGTGAATTCGTATTCGTTCTTGATTGGTGCCCAGATGAAGTGGGTGCAATGGTTGTTACACCATTTGTTGAACCAATGTGGTGCGTGTATTGTACGTACCAGGGTGTAGTTGTTCAGTGCAATGATGTCGATTGTCCAATTGCTGTTTTTGAAGATGCTCCAGCGCAGATATTGAAGTTCGTTACCGACCTTTGCACTTTCTAAGAAACCCCATGAATTGGGTAATAGGGTGACGATCTTCATCAGCTTGGAGTTGCTGTGTGCGGTGATGCTCAACATCATGTTCTCCTGAGGGGCAGCGCAATTCGCTGCGAGGCAGGCGAGCCACGGGCTAGCGAGCTGGAACGAGCGAAGCGAGTGGAGGCGAGTGCCCGTGGCAAGCTCGCCGCTGCAGCGAATAAGCTGACCCGAAGGTTGTTCATGATATTTGAAATGGAATGGAGTGACGGATGAGGAATTTGATGGTGTTGTTGAGTGTGTATGGATTGCTAGTGGATTGTGTGCAGTATGGGGTATCTTCGATGTTGTGGATCGAGAAGAGGATGTCGTCTTCTTCTTGTGTGTCAAACACAAGGCAATATGGCTCGAACCAAGGATTGTCTTGGTTATCTCCTGCACCACTTTCGTGGTATTTCATCAGCCATTGAACGCTGACAGAAGCATGAGAGAGATCGGAAACTGCAAATTGAAGTGTCATTCTCATGATGTTACCGACCTTGCACTTTATCCTGGCCCTCGGAGGGGGAGGGGACGTGTGTCCCCAGTGAGTTGAAAGGTGGCAGACTGACCGGTCTGCCAGCGGGCTGGATGTTACGCTTGCTTGCGTGCGGCCAGCTTGTCGAGCAGTGCTTGCCGCGACTCACGGCTCGCAACCTTCTTTTCCTTCGGCAGCAGTGACGGGGGCAGCTGTCCGTCACTGATCTCGGCGTAGGCCTGCTTTATCTTCTCCAGCAGGTCGCGGACTTCGAGCAGGCCGGCCTCGTTCTCGCCGATGCGCGTGGCGAGCCGATCGAACTCCTGCGTGTCCGTCAAGTCGGCGGCCACCATCTTCTCCGCCTTCTCCTCGTCCTCGTGCAGCCGAGTGCGGAGGAATTCGGCCATCGTGTTGGCCTTGTAGGCGATGCCGTTGATGAAGTTCCTCTGCAAGAACATGTTGCTAAAGCTCACTGAGAGATTGAATGTCTTGATCATGATTGCGATTCCTTGTTGGCGCAGCGCCCCTGCGCTGCTGGGGCCGTAGACCGCATAGGCCCGCGCAGGCGGAGCTGTCCTAGCCGCGCGTGCTCCGCGGTTGGCGGGCCATAGGCGGTGTTAAAGCCACTGCGCGTGACCGACCACGACATACCAGCGCGCGGCCAGGACAGTGGAGCCGAGCAGGCCTATGCGAGTCTTAAGGCTCCAGCGCAGGGGCATGCGCCAACAAGGATGAGCCGTTATCATTGATGAAGCTGGTAGCTGAGTCAGTGGTGGACAGTGGCACCGTGCGTATGCTGAAGGGCAAGGAGGCTGTGAGACGTAGGCGTGCAGGCGTTGATTGACAGCGGACGTAGGCTGAAAGCGTATAACAACCAAGCCCAAGATACAAGAGAGACACGTTCCCAAGTTATTGATACGTCTATTAGTGGTTAGTGACCACTAACTTAGCATATTTCCAGACCCCTCTCCGAGTGAAGGGGGTGGGGGGAAAAGGAGGCCTCGACCTCATATGAGACCTACACCTTCCAACGGCGCTAGTACTTTTTTAAAACAAGCCTTGTTCGGGGGAGGAGGGGGGGCCGGCGGTAGAATGGGGGGTGGAGGGGGTAAACAGGGGTAAACTTGGTATAATTAAGTAAAACAATGTAAAATTATGTAAAATATCTTGACAAAGATTTAAGAAAAGTGTATAATACTATTTATAGAGAGGAAAACAAACCAAAAACGGTTTTTTAGGTTTTTGATAGGTTTTCGGGTCAGCTACCGGTTTATGAAGTAAACTACCGGCTGACTATAGGAGGATAAATTGTTAAGTGACAAAGATAGTCAAAAACACCTTGTTAGAAGAAAAAGAGACCCTAAAGCAAAGTTTAAGAAGTGGGGTGATTCTCAAAAGCTTGAGGCTGTTAAGTGTTGGTTACTTACTGGTAATCTTGCTGCTACCGCAGCTGCTCTTGATATTCCTCTTGTTACTCTTAAGACTTGGAGATATTCTAAGTGGTGGGAAGATACTGTAAGGGATCTCAGGACTGAAAGCAACATGGCCTTGTCGGCCAGACTCAAAAGGATCGCTGCTAAAAGCTTGGATCTTGTTGAGGACAGGCTTGAAAACGGTGATTATGTGTTGAATAATAAAACCGGTAAACTCATGAAAAAGCCGGTAGGGATCAGGGATCTAGGGGTTATTACTAACACCACCCTGTCCAATATTGATAAAATCGAAGGTCAACCTCAACGTGAGGCGGACACTAAAAAGGCAATAGATCAACTACATCTCCTTGCCCAGAAGTTTGAGGAGTTCTCTAAAAAGAAGACTCCTGTTCAGGTAACTGACGTTATTTTTGTGGAGAATAATAATGCCGTACATGAAGAACGGGAGACGGGACTATCAGGCGGAGGAGAGGTGGGAGAAGACGAGATCGACTTCGAGACCATCGGAGCGAGCCCAGAGGATGAGGGCTCGGAGGAAGATGGAGAAGGCGGGTTCAGTCTCAAAAGGTGACGGAAAGCACGTAGATCACGTGCGTGGCCTTAAGGCTGGCAACGGAAACAAAAACTTGAGAGCTGTCAGTGCTAAAGCAAATTTAAGTAAAGAAGCCCGCAGGAAATCCCGTGCTCGTTAATCCAGCATCTGAGTGGTATAACGGTATTATGCCGGTCTCCAAAACCGCGCGATCGGGGTTCGAATCCCTGCTTGGGTGCCAACTTAAAGGAAAATAATGATTAAAGCAATTATCTTGGTAGGCCTGATGTGGGGTGCCAATGGCATCGAAGGCATTCCGCTAGCCCAATATGACACTATTGCAGCCTGTGAAACTGTGCGACAAGAGGTCAAGGTTCTACTGGACAAAGTAGAGAAAGGCACTGCCTTGGGTACTGCTTGTGTTGAATTTACGGCCGAGAAGGCTGAATGACTACATTTATCTGGATACTGTTTGCTATCCAGGTACACGGTGATCACTATCACGCACTAGAGATCAGATCTTTTAAAAGTCAGATGGAGTGCGAGATGGTAATAGAACAAACAGGCAAATTGCCTAAGAACATAGGGGTTGGATGTATTCGAGTAGAATTGCCTGCTACCTGATAATTTTGGCCCTAGCGGGCTGTACAGGACACAAAGTGGAATCAAGAGAAGCTATCTATACAGTTATTGATGAGTTTGAGGGTGGGTACGTCAATGATCCACATGATCCTGGCGGTGAGACCAAATATGGTATCTCCAAACGATCCTTTCCAAACGAAGACATCAAGAACTTGACTAAAGAACGCGCATATGATCTTTACAAAGAACACTACTGGGATAAGGTCAAAGCCGATTCTTTTCCTTTCCCTGTTAATCTGCTTCTATTCGATTTCGCTGTTCTATCTGGCCCTGAAAGGGCTGTACAAGTTCTTCAGATGACTCTTGGAGTCACACAGGACATGATAGTAGGCCCCCGTACCATTGCAGCGGCTAATCGCTCTGGTAAGGCTCTGAAAGAGCTTTGTGCTCGCTACCTTACAGCCCGTACATTCTACCTAGCTGGCTTGAATAAACCCAGATTCATCGCTGGATGGACTAACCGGTTATTCAAGCTTGCATTTCTGTGTAAGGATTTCAAATGATTCTCGAATCCATTATTCTCCCAGCTCTTGTCCCGGCAGCCATCGACATTGTCAAAACCACTGTTGAGCGGATGGTAGGGGTCAAAGCCCAGTCTGTGGATGAGGTTATCAAACTTCGGGAATCAGAAGTTGCTAAACTGAAAGCTCTTGCTGAACTGGACAATCCCGGAGGCACACCCTCTCAATGGGTAATCGACCTTCGTGGTAGCTTCCGGTACGTCCTTGCTTCTCTCAGCATTGTTTCAGCTATTACTACTCTTTACGTTCCTGTTGACCCAACTATTGTTGGATATGCATGGCAAGCAGCCTCGGCTGTGTTCAGTTTCCTGTTTGGAGAGCAACTGGTTCTCAAAATGAAAAACAAGGGCTGATGCTAAGTGCTGACCTCATTAAAGGATTCGTCGGATCTGTTCTAGCTTCACGATTTGATGAATCAACTGTCTCTCCCCAGTTCCACTACGAACTGTGGCAAGAGGCCTGCTCCCCTAATAAATTCGTTGCAATAGCGGCCCCACGAGGGCACGCGAAAAGTACAGCAGGGACACTAGCCTACGGGCTGTGCTCCCTTCTGTTTAGGGAGAGCAAGTTTCTTCTTATTGTGTCTGATACTGAGTCGCAGGCATCAATGTTCTTGAATGCCATCAAAACAGAACTATCGGAAAACGAAGCTATCGGGGAACTGTTCCAGCTAAAGAAGAACGAAAAGAATCAGGTTGTCTTCGATAAAGATGCTGAGACTGACGTTATCGTTACAATGCAGGATGGACATAAATTCCGTATTGTAGCCAAAGGTGCTGAACAAAAACTTCGGGGTCTCTTGTGGAATGGTACTCGTCCTGATCTTGTTATTGTGGATGACCTGGAAAATGATGAATTGGTCATGAACAAAGACAGGCGAACTAAGTTACGGAGGTGGTTCTTTGCAGCGTTGGTACCCGCTATGTCTCGTAGAGGCAAGCTTCGATATTGGGGCACTATTCTTCATATGGATGCTCTACTCGAATCCTTTATGCCACGAGACTACGCTAAAGACACTGTACATGACGGGCTTAGAACATATTCTACGCGACCTCGCCTTATGTGGCGTGCCGTTAAATACAAAGCCCATAACCCAGACTTCTCTTTGATTCTTTGGAAAGAACGCTTCAACAAGGAGTTTTTCTTAGAACGTAAAGAAGAGTTTGCTAGACAAGGAATCCCGGATGTCTATTCTCAGGAATATCTTAATGTCCCTCTGGATGAGTCTGTTGCTTTTTTCAAACGTAATGATCTTCTTGAAATCAAGGAAGACGACAGAAAGAAAAAACTAACATACTACATTACAGGTGATTTGGCAATTTCAGAAAAAGAAACAGCAGACTACTCAGTTTTTATGGTAGCTGGGGTTGATGAAAACAGGATTGTTCACGTAGTTAATATTGTACGTGGTCGCATGGATGGTAAAGAGATCGTAGACACCATTCTTTCCATGCACAGGGTTTACCAGCCTCTTGCCATTGGCATTGAGGAGATGCAAGTCAGTAAGGCCATCGGTCCCTTTCTACGAGAGGAGATGATGGCACAAAACACCTTCCCTATGCTTATTCCAATGAAGCACATGGGGAAAGACAAACAATCACGAGCCCGCTCAATTCAAGCGCGTGTACGGGCTAAGACAGTTAAGTTCGCAAAAGGAGAAGACTGGTATCCTGATTTTGAGGATGAACTTCTAAAGTTTCCGAGAGCAAAGCACGATGACCAAGTTGATGCTTTCTCTTACCTGGGACTCCTACTGGACAAACTAATCGAAGCACCTACGCAAGAAGAAGAAGAGGAAGAAGAATATCAAGATGAACTTAGACACTCAGGCATCGGACTTTCCGGCAGAAGCAGGCTCACAGGCTACTGAGGATACCAGAGCTATTTTCGAGGGGATGAATCTTGTTGAAAAGATTCTGAAACGGAAAAATGGCGAGGATCTTCTTGTAAAAATCGGCCAGGATTGCAAACGAGACTATGACATTGATCTTGAGACTCGTCGCAAATGGGAAGACGAGATCGAGGATTGGATGGATCTCGCTTGTCAAATACGCGAACAGAAGAATTTTCCCTGGAAAGATGCCTCAAACATCAAGTATCCCTTGATTTCTGTAGCAGCTATCCAGTTTTCAGCTCGTGCTTACCCCTCTTTTATTCCGTCTGACGGAAAATTGGTAAAAACTACCATCATTGGGCCTGATCCAACCGGTGAAAAGTCCAAAAAAGGCGAGCGAATTGGCACTTTTATGTCTTGGCAGATCCTGAAAGACATGGATAGCTGGGAAGAAGACATGGACAAGCTACTGATCACCCTCTCAATCGTGGGTGTGATGTACAAAAAGACGTTCTATGACCCACACTATGACAAAATTCGCTCTATTCTGGTAGATGCACGTGATCTGGTTGTAAATCATTGGGCAAAATCACTGGAAGAGGCAGAGCGAATCTCAGAAAAGTTCTATTTCTTCCCTCGTGAAGTAAAAGAGAAGATGCGAAATGGCACATATCATAAATGTGAATTATCCCCACCCACTCTGCCAGACGGAACTGAGGTTTCTACGTCTAATCTAGAGACTGTTCCCTATACTATCATCGAGCAACACTGCTGGCTGACCGTTGACGACGACACCAAAGAGGAATTCGCTACCCTTTTCCCTGTTATTGTTACATTTGAGTACAATTCAGGTAAAGTTCTCAGAATCACACCACGTTTTGACAAGTCTGGAGTCATTCTGGACTCAAGAGGCAAGATCAAACGTATTGATCCACATACCTACTACACAAAGTATTCTTTTATTCCAAATCCTGACGGTGGTTTCCACGATATCGGTTTTGGACATCTACTTGGTCCTATTAACGAATCTGTGAATACATTAGTGAACCAGCTAATTGACGCTGGTACGCTAAATAATATGCAGGCTGGGTTTATTGGGAAAGGCCTGCGAATCAAAGGAGGTGATTACAATCTATCTCCTGGCGAGTTCAAGTGGGTAAATTCTACGGTAGACGATCTGAAAAAACAGATCATGCTGATGCCGACAAAAGAGCCCAGCAAGGTTCTTCTTGACCTCATGGGGACGTTGATTACTTCCGGTAAGGAACTAGCCTCTGTTGCCGAGATTTTTGTAGGTAAAATGCCGGGACAGAATACTCCTGCTACAACAACAATGGCATCTATCGAGCAGGGTATGAAGGTGTTCACTGCCGTTTACAAACGAGTCTACCGTAGTCTGGATAAGGAGTTCAAAAAGATCTTTAACCTTAACAAGACTTATCTAGATCAGAATACCTACATCTCAGTTCTGGATGGTCCTGTTAATCCCGCAGACTTTGACGACAAATCATTTGATATCGTTCCATCAGCCGATCCTACTGCCACCTCACAGACAGAGAAACTGCTGAAAGCACAGGGGCTGATGGAACTTCTCCCACTAGGCACAATTGACCCTGTTAAGGTCACTATGCGTGTTCTGGAAGCGCAACAACAGCCTAACTGGCAAGAGCTTATCCCCGGTATGGTAGAGACTGGACAGCCCCAGATCCCGCCAAAACAAGACCCGGAACTTATGGCACAGCAACAGGAATCCATGCTTAAGCAGCAGGAATTCCAGATGAAAGGCCAAGCAGAAGCACAGAAGCAAGCCATGAATCAGCGTGGCAAAGAGTTTGAGATGCAAATGCAAGCTCAACAACAGCAGCAAGAACGTCAACACGCTGCTGCTATGAATGATATCAAAGCCGAATCCGCTCGTAGAGAGCTAAACATTGAAACCTCTCGTGGGCTGCAGAAAATGCAACAAGAGCGTGAGATGGCTGATATCAAGAAACAAAAAATGAAGGAGTCTTCATCTAATGACAAGAAACGAAGTTCTAAGTGAGTGGCTTAGACACCCAATTACAGAATGGATGTTTAAGGAACTCAATGTAAGACAGACTGCCCTGACAGAAACGTTGAGGCAGGAGGCAGGACAGAACCCTGTGGAAGATGCCAGGAAATCTGGAAGAATCCTAGAGATTCAAGAAATTCTTAACATAGATTTTGAGGAGGCAGCATAATGGCTGTAAGACCATGTGGACACCGGCTAATAGTTAAGCCGACTGCACTAGAAGACCATGACGAAGTATTTAAAAAAGCCAAATCCGCCGGGATTCAATTCCTGGACAAAGACGTGCGAGCTGAGCAATCTGCCGTAGATACTGGAGAAGTCCTTGCTATCGGCCCTACAGCTTTTAAAGACTTTGGCGGAGATCCGTGGTGTAAAGTCGGCGATACTGTTGTATATGCGCGACATTCAGGTAAGCGGATCAAAGACGGAGAAACAGAATACCTCGCTCTTAATGACGAGGATATCGTGGCAGTCATGGAGTAATTATGGACCCAAATACAGAAACACAGGCACCAGAGAAGACAGGCCCATCAGAAATTGAACAAAAAGCAATGGAGATGGGGTGGAAACCTCAAGAAGAATTTGACCCAGATAGTGGTAAAGAGTGGATTCCAGCTGATGAATTCGTTCGACGTAAACCTCTCTTTGACAAAATTGAAGCAGTAAACCGCGAACTCAAGGCTGTAAAACAAGGCATGGAAGCCTTCAAACAGCATCATGAGCGTGTTAAACAAACCGAATACCAACGTGCTATGGAAGATCTCAAACGACAGCGACAAGCTGCCATTGAGGAGCAGGATGCTGTAAAAGCATTCGAAGTCTCCGACAAAATGCGAGATCTTGAGCGCGAGCAGGAAAAAATTGAAGTACCCCAGGTTCAGAACCCTCTCTTCGAAGAGTGGGTAGAACGTAATAATTGGTATACAGCAGATGGTGAACTCCGGGAATTTGCTGACGCTCTAGGCATCATGTATGCCAAGAAGATGTCACCTCCCGAAGTCTTACAGAAAGTATCCGATGAAGTTCGGAAGAAGTTTCCTGAGAAATTCAGGAACCCAAATAGAGATAGGGCTAGTGCTGTGGAGACTGCCTCAGGTAAACCTCGTACCCCACGATCATCAGGTGATGACGTTAGTCTAACTGAAGACGAGCGCCGGATCATGAAAAAGATTGTAGGCACAGGGATCATGACTGAAGCAGAATACCTGAAAGAATTAAAACGCACTAAAGGTGAATAACATGACTAAAGAACTAATTTCAAAAGCGCCACGAGAGCGTGTGAAGCGCGTCCCAGTTGGTTCACGTAATCGACTGGAGGTTGTCGGGAAAAGTCCCGAATATGTATATCGAATTGTAAATGATGTGGACGACAGGATTGAGCGTTTCAAAGCCGCAGGCTATGAAGTGGTTCCAATCTCAGAAGCTAGAATGGCCTCACAACGAGTAGGTGCAGGCTCCCCAACAGGGAGCATTGCGGAAATGCCAGTTGGAGGCGGCGTCAATGGTGTTCTCATGAAAATTCCCAAGGAATGGTATGAAGAAGATCAGGCAGCAAAGGCAGCTAAAATTGACGAGGCAGAGCGTTCCATCAAAAAACCTGATATTGATGGCGCATACGGTGAAATTAAAATCTCTTAAGTCACGCTGCGCCATTACAAAATGGAGGTCTTAAATGGCTAACACATCTCGTGTTAACGGTTTTAAACCCGTTAAGTACATGAATGGCGCACCCTATAATGGTCAGTGCACAATGTACTATGTTCCCGCTTCAGATGGCACTGCTATCTTTGTTGGGGATCTAGTAAAACTAGCTGGTACTGTCGATGGTAACGGTATTCGTGCCGTTGCTCAGGCAGCTGCTACGCAGGCTTGCGTTGGTGTTGTTGTTGGTATTGTACCATCAATGACCAATCTCGATACTCCCCAGTATCGTGCAGCAAGCACTGAAGGCTATGTTCTAGTCGCAGATGATCCTGCAATTGTATTCGAAGCACAAGAGGATGGTGACACTGATCCTCTGGAAATGGCTGATGCCGGTCTAAACGTCAACGTTGTTGTCGGTTCAGGCTCAACCACGACTGGTGCTTCTGGTATGCAGATCGACAGCAACACTGAAAATACCACTGCCACTCTACCCCTTAAACTTCTGCAGCCTGTTCAGCGTCCTGACAATGAACTGGTCTCAGCGGGGCAGGCCTACACCCGTTGGCTTGTTACAATCAATAACCACCAGCTCGGTAGCTCTACCGGCACCGCAGGTGTTTAACTAAACAAGGAGTAGAACATGGCTATCACTACATCTAGCTTTGCTAAGGCCCTATTCCCAGGCGTTAATGCTTGGTATGGTAAGGCCTACGCTGAATATCCCGAAGAGCACAAGCAACTCTTCGAACAACTAACCTCAAGCCGCGCTTGGGAAGAAGACGTTGGTGTCTCTGGTTTCGGTCTGGCTTCAACCAAGACTGAAGGTGGACCCATCAACTATGACACCGAGCGGCAAGCTTTCACGACTCGTTATCGTCATGCGACTTATGCGCTTGGCTTTATCGTCACTCGTGAGGCATTTGAGGATGACCTCTATGACGTAGTTGGTCAGCGCAAAGCGCAAGCTCTTGCGTTCTCAATCCGGCAAACCAAAGAGGTTCTGGCGGCTAACGTGTACAACCGTGCTACTACAGCCGGCTATACCGGTGGTGACGGTGTTGTTCTTCTGAGCGCATCACACCCCAACGTTGCTGGTGGCACATGGTCAAACATGCTAGCTACCAACTCAGATATTTCCGAGGCAGCTCTAGAGCAAGCCTGTATCGACATTGCGGCCCTAACCAATGACCGCGGTCTGCAGATCGCTCTGCGTCCTCAGAAAATCATTATCCCGCCTGAGCTTGAGTTCGAACTTGCTCGTATCCTGAAGGCCACCGGTCGTACTGGTACTAACACCAACGACATCAACGCCATCAAGGAAATGGGTAAATTCCCAGGTGGTATGGTAGTTAACCACTACCTCACCGATGCAGACGCATGGTTCGTAATGACCAATGCACCTCATGGCATGAAGCACTTTGTCCGCCGGGCAGATAGCTTTGATACTGACAACGATTTCGACACCGAAAACGCCAAGTTCAAGGCTACATTCCGTAGTTCATGGGGCTGGACTGATCCAAGGGCAATCTTTGGTTCACCCGGTGCCTAATTAACCGGAGGGGCTTCGGCCCCTCCTCTTTAGGAGGATAATATGGCTGTAACAATGTCATACCCAAAACCCCGTGAACTGATTACCAAGATTGTAAGTATTGCGCGTACTGACAGCTCAACTGAAAAGTGCGTACTACCAAAAGGCGCTATCATCGCTGACGTTGAAGTAATTCAAGATGTCAATGCGTCCACTAACGTAGGTACTTTTAGTCTTGGTTGGTCAGGAACTGCCGGCGCTCTTGTCAATGCCTTTACTATGGCAACCACAAAGGTTGGTCATGTAAAGACAGGGACTGCTGTGGGTTCTGCCGTTCTAGGCGATCCACTGGACTCAGACAAGAAGGTCATTAGTACATACACGGTTGGTTCATCTACTGCTGGTGGTACAGGTAAAGTAGTTATCAAATACTTTATGCCCGGCCCTGGCGAGACAGTAACGTCATAACGAAAAGCCCTCTCTTCGGAGGGGGCTTTTTCCTTGGAGACAACATGAGACCACAAGTAGTAACAGTAAGCTCGCAGGCTTCATCTGCATGGATTCCAGTGGACATGTATCAGACTCCATTTAACATCGGTTTTGGTGTTACTTTGGCCACTGATTCAACACTAACATATTCAGTCGAACATACGTTTGATGACATCTTTGATTCGTCAGTTACTCCTGTAGCATTCCCACATGCGACTGTTGCTGGTGAGACTACAAATCAAGATGGCAACTATGCCTATCCTGTCAGGGCTATTAGACTCACAGTCTCAGCCTATACAGACGGATCGGCTACTCTAACTATTCTACAAGGACGGAAAGCATGATGGACTTTAAAGTTATCTCAGACTTTCTGGATCTTGTACGTAATCCAGACAAATACGAAGCAGCCCTTAAAGCTATTCAAAGCAAAGAAGACAGCCTCAAAGCTACCATCAAGAACATCGATAGTCTGAACAAAATTGATGTGATGGAGAAAAAAGCAGCAGCTATGATTGATATGGCCCGAGTAGAGGCTGAGAAGATCAAGGCAGAGGCGCAGTCACAAGTTGTCGTAATGAAGGCAAACGCCTCAAAAGAATACGACGCTGCTCATGCTCTGATGAAAAAAGCACAGGAGCTGGAACAACGCAGCAAAGAACTCATTGCTGAAACTACTGCCAAGCAGAAAGAACAACTAGCGGCTGAAAAGGCTATTGCAAAAGGCCTTAACGAGAATGCTGCAAAAGAAGCCGTTCTTACTGCTAAAGAGGTAGAGATTAATGAGCGACTTGCTAAACTCCGCCAAGTGATGTCATGACAGTAGGGGGCTGTGGTGTTTCTACAACCCCTCATCATGATGAACTTAAGATCAACATAGAAAAAGGGGGATCACTACTTTCTTCTGGTGATGTCGCCTCTTATTATGCGGCTTCTTATGATTTTAAGATCACTGGATGGGTAGTTTCTGGAGATACTACAGGATCTATTGTAATAGATATCAGAAGAGCACACGAAGCAGTACCAGGAGCTTTAGATACTATTACAGGAAGTAATAAACCTACATTAACCGCACAACAATACAACAGCAGTGATGACGTAACCACATGGGAAAACAGAATCTATGATGGTGACGTTCTAAGCGTTTCAATAGAATCTGTTACTGGTCTGCGCAATGTTGTTGTGACATTACAAATAATTCGTTGTTAAAGGACACTTAAATGGCTGCTACTATTACCTTCTATAACTCATTCAAAGAGTACATGTCAGATGGGACTATTGACCTTGATACAGACACCTTCAAGGTCACTCTACACACCAGTACGTACACCCCCTCTGCTACTACACATACGGTCTATGCAGACCTGACTAACGAACTCTCGACAGCAAACGGATACACCAACGGAGGTGCGACTGCTGCTGCTACGTGGAACCGATCAGCAGGTACTGTGACGTTTGACCTAGCCGATGTTGTATGGACTGCATCTGGTGGATCTATCACTGCTCGCTATGCCGTCATCCGTAAAGATGGTACAGCTAATGCCATTGTTAGTCCCCTAGTTGCTTATATCTTGCTCGACGACACCCCAGCTGACGTAACCGCAACCGCTACAAATACACTGACTATCCAGTGGAATGCTAGTGGCGTCTTTACCCTTTCCTGATCTATGAAATTTACACGTAAAGGCTACGGTCAACTACGCCGTGCAGATGATACTGTAGTAAGTCAGCATATTGTTGCTGAAGAAGCATACGAACGGGCAGCTACAGAAGGAGGAGGTGTATATACATACTACCCTCCCCGGATTGAGATTGATGTTCCTGTTGTGGATGATTCCAATCTACATCCAGTTCCTGAACCAGAGCCCGCTCCAGCTCCTGTTCCGACTCCGGCACCAGCTCCGAGTCCAGCCCCGAGTCCTGCGCCGAGTGGCCGGCTCATGCCTGCCGATCTGACGTATCGCGACGCGTTCCGCCTGGGCCGGCATGAACCGCTGGAGGCGTTCGGCGGCGATGATGATTGGCTCGACACGAACGCGGCCACGATCAATTGGCCGATTGTTCACGTCTACAGAATAGGAGACTGATATGTCATGGCCTGCAAGTAGAACGATCCTGTTCGACCGCTTCACGTCGCTGAACCGCACCGCGCTTCGACTGCGCGCACAGGTCAAGGAGGTCCGCGACAAGGCGGTATCCGGACCTGTCGTGCGCCAGACGTTGCTGGAGCTACAGC